TGATGTTTGGGATGAAGCGACTTCTGGGGATGCTGACGCAACCCATAACCTTAACTCAAACATGGTTGCCCTACGTGTTGGCGGAACTGCTGGCGCATCGGTCTTTAGACAAACTCGAAATGTACAGAGATATATTCCTGGCCGACAGTCGCAGTTAACCTTTGCAATAAGAATGGAAGCTCCTGTTACTGGTATTCGTCGAAGATTTGGTTTGTTTGAAGAAAATAATGGTTTCTTCTTCGAGGATGCTGGCGTTGAGGTCGAGGGGATTCCTCAGTACAACGTAGTCATTCGTTCTAAAACAAGTGGTTCTGTTGTTGAAACGCGAGTACCTCGCGAGGCATGGAACGGAGATAAGTTAGATGGTACTGGCCAGAGTGGCATCATTGCTGATTCTACTAAACAACAATTAATATCATTTGATTATGAGTGGTATGGAGCAGGCCAAGTTAGAGTTCTATGGAACATTGGTGGGAGAAATATACTTATTCACACCTTCAATCATTCTAATATACTACCTGACGTTTGGTGCTCTACCCCATTCTTACCCATTAGAATGGAACTTGAATGTATCTCTACGATTGGTGGTGATCATTATATGTATCAAGGGTCAAACAGTTTGGTCAGTGAAGGTGATGGTGGATACGGACATAAGATCGGTATCGCAGAGAATGTTAGTTCTCCGATCACAGGCACTACAACTAGTTCTGCAAGCATATGGTATCCTATACTAAGTATTAGATTAAAACCTAATGATTTAAAGGGTGTCGTATTACCAACATTTTTTCAAGTAGCAACCGCTGATAACACTAACTTGTTCTATAGAGTTGTTCGCAATGCGGTGATACCCACTGAGGTTGTTGCTGGACAAGATGGGCCGCAACCTTGGTTAAATCAAAGAGACGCTGATGCTTTCACCCAGTATCAAACCTACATTTCTCCTGTGGCAATCGCTGATAATACCGATCAAGGGGTTTCTATTGACTCAGGATTCATTACTGGTTCGGGGGGTGATCGAATTTCTGTAGATCCCAATACTCAGTATCAACTCGGTAGAACAGGAATGGGTACTGTAAGTGATACATATACCATACTATGCGCAACAACAGGCTCAAATAAATCTGTTCTCGCGGCAATGACGTGGATTGAACAGAGATAAAATAAAGGTTGCATAACCACTAACAGTATGTTATAATAACATATTCCTTACTAGATGGATAACATAATGGAAAACTTCGCAGATTTCATAACGGAGCAAAAGAATACGCATATGACTCACATTGAGGACAAAGTCCTGTACGGTGGAGTTGATGGTACGCGTCAGGCTATTAATGCTCTGCGAAGTCTGCGAGATATGTTGTCCGGTAGTTCAAAGGGAAGCGTCTCAGTAAAGTGGGACGGTGCTCCTGCAATCTTTTGTGGCACCGACCCAAGTGACGGTAAGTTCTTTGTTGCTAAGAAAGGTATCTTCAATAAGAACCCAAAGGTCTATAAGACTAATGCAGACATCGACGATGATACGTCAGGTGACCTAAATGCAAAGTTAAAGGAAGCATTACTATATCTTCCTGAGTTGGGAATCAAGGGTGTAATTCAGGGAGACTTCCTGTTCGGTAAAGGAGATGTGTCCACTAAGAACATCGACGGACAGAAGTATACCGTGTTCCACCCAAACACTATTGCGTATGCAGTGCCGTACGACCAATCTAAAGAAGTGCGCGATGCTAAGATCGGTATCGTGTGGCACACTACCTATAAAGGTAAAGACTTTGAGTCAATGTCTGCTTCATATGGAGTGGATGTTTCTAAACTAAAGAAGTCTAGAAACGTATGGTCTCAGGACGCGATGTTGCGAGACGCGACTAAAGCAACAATGTCGGAAAAGGATACCAAAGAAGTCAATGGTCTGTTGACTCAGATAGGGTTGTTGTTCAAACAAACCTCTTCCACAACTCTACGTGCACTAGAGAGCAATCCCAAACTAGCGCAATCTATAGAGACATACAACAATTCCTTTGTTCGTGCGGGTGCATTACTTCCGGACTCAAAAAGGCATGTTAGCGGATTGATAAGTAATAGACAAGCTTACTACAAGAAAGAGATAGACAGTAAGAAGTCTGAACGTGGTAAAGAGACGTGGAAACAGAAATATGCCGATGAAATGGAGTTTTTCTCTCCTTCTAACCGTGCTAATCTAGTTAAAATGTTCGAATTGCAAAAATTAATAGTTTTGGTTAAATTAAAACTTATAAATAGTTTAGACAAATTAAAGTTGATTGACACTTTCGTGAAAACTTCTAAAGGTTATAAAGTGACTGGTGAAGAAGGTTATGTAGCAATTGACACACTTGGTGGTGACGCGGTGAAATTGGTTGACCGTATGGAATTTTCATACAACAACTTTTCGTCCGATATATTAAAGGGCTGGGACTCAGCTCGAAGATAATAATGGGATAAACCAACAGAAGGATTATATGACATGTTGTCATTTAAAGATCTAGTAACGGAAGTACTCGACGTACAACAACGTCGAAAACTTGCGATGCGAATGAAAAGAAACAAATCTAGAATAGCAATTGCGCGTAAACGTTCTGAAAAGAAGATTGCTAACATGGACACGTTAAAGAAACGTGCACGTCGACAAGCACGTAGCGCAGTAATATCCAAACTCACTAAAGGTAAAGACAAGGGAGAGATGTCGATAGCTCGTAAGAAAGATATCGAGAAGAGACTAGAACGCCCTGCTTTACAATCCCGTATCGACCGACAAGCTAAGAAACTTGTGAAGGTAGTTCGTAAGCAAGAAATCGAACGCAAAAGAAACAGGTCTAGAGGCGGTGATAACAAGTGATTAAGAATTTTAGTCAATATCTTATCGAAGAAGAACGCGAAGTCTACTTCACGTTTGGTCGTATGAATCCTCCTACGATTGGTCATGGTAAGGTAATGGATATGTTAGCGAAGAAGTCTGGGAAGTCAGACTATAAAGTATTTGTGTCTCAGTCACAGGACGCGAAGAAGAACCCGTTATCATACTCCGATAAAATCAAGCACACAAGAAAGATGTTTCCGAAACATGCACGGAATATCATGGTGGATAAGTCTGTTAAAACAGCTATCAACGCCATGGTCGCATTACACGATCAAGGTTACCAATCAGTAACTATGGTTGTGGGTGACGACAGAATTACAGAATTCGATGTACTATTAAAGAAATACAATGGTGCACAGGCCAGACATGGTTTTTATAACTTCAAGAGCATTAAAGTAGTATCTGCCGGTAAGAGAGATCCAGATTCTGCTGGTATTGAAGGTATGTCCGCATCCAAACAAAGAGAGAACGCGTCTAATAACGATTTCGTTTCTTTCTCCCAAGGTGTTCCTAAGACAATGTCAAATCCTGACACACGTAAGTTGTTTAATGACGTGCGTAAGGGTATGGGTCTGAAGGAAGCCAGTGAATTCCGTAATCACCTAGAACTAGAGATAGTATCTGAAACACGAGAGAAATTCGTGCAAGGAGAATTGTTCGAGGTAGGCGATATAGTAGTAATCAAAGAAAGTGAAGAGGTTGCTACTATATCCGTCCTAGGTGCAAACTATGTCATCGTTGAAACTAACGATGGTAAGAAGATGCGTAAATGGTTAGAGTCTGTAGAGTTAATCTCCGAAGACGTGACCCAGAAGCAACTTAATGATCTAGAGAAGTTCGGTGACCGTCTATTGAAGAAGTTCAATATCGACATCGAGTTTACTCGACACTTCGCAGACCGTATGAATGATACCCGTAATAGTCCTGCTATTAAGGTAACGGAACTTCAACGTCTGTTTAAGAAGATTGCAAAGAACAAGGGCAAAGGCATAAAACAGCATGGGGATGCTGAGGCAGTACTGAAAGATATGCAGTCAGACCTAAATCTACCTGTCGTTGTAAACTATAAGGACGGTGAGTTCGAAATGGTTAACAAGACTATTATGCGTAAGAAGGGATTCAAGACTAGCAGTCCAGTCATCCAGTATGAAGGACAAGACCCTGATATCAAAGACCGCGAAGGTACTCAACCAGCACGTTATCACAAAGGACTTGCGAAGTCCACCAAGGCAAAACGTGATGCGCACTTCAAAGCAAAGAAAGATGGCCCTGCGCCAGGCGATGCTAACGCAAAGACCAAACCTTCCAAGTATACTAAATCCTTTAAGGACATGTATGACGAAGATTGTTGGGACGGTTACAAGCAAGTCGGTGTGAAAAAGAAAGGTGGTAAGACCGTACCGGATTGTGTTGCAGAAGAGAATAGTCAAGGTATTAACGAAGGGTTCATGGACACAGTAAAGTCTAAGACCATCAATAAAAAACAATACCAACATGCGTTGATGACTTTGAAGAATCTTCTGACTCGTAAGAGTGATGAGAATAACCTGACTCATAGTACAGAGTATTATGCACAGAAGGTCGCCAAAACATATTCGGGTATGGACACTAAAGTACTGCACCGTATGTTAGGGAATTGGAAACCATGATTAATTTTAAGAAATACCTTGACGAGGGACGTTATTCAGTGTATGATACGCTTGAACTGGACGAAGGCCCAGACGGTATTGCAGGAAAAGCAAAGAAGTCCGGTATCTCTTCGGAGGTATTGCAGAAAGTTTATAACCGTGGAGTTGCAGCATGGAAGACGGGTCACAGGCCCGGCACAACACCCCAGCAGTGGGGTCATGCACGAGTGAATGCCTTTATCGTTAAAAAGAAAAAGGGTGGTCTCAACCACGACAAAGATCTAGCATAAGATCGCTAAATATTAATACTATTAACCGAGCACCTACTAAGGTGTTTCGCATCTAGAGGAAGTTAAGTGAAAAGTTTTAAAGATATACGACTATCAGAATCTGTTGACCTAGACGAAGCCAAAGATAAAGACAACGACTATCGTAGAGTGTCTAAGGCTATAACCCAGACCCCTAAACATAAACGAGACAAGAAAGCAACCGATGCAACCCCTGCCAAGACAGACGCGAAAGCAGTTGCTCGACGCAAAGCGATTGAGAAGCACCAAGCACGATCGAAAGCGAAGAAAGATGACTACTCATATGAGTCGGTTGAAGAAGACGCCTCTGGAATGACTGCTGCTCAGAAGAAGAAGTTCGATACCCTCTATAAAAAAATGGATGGTGGTAAAGAACACAGGGCAATCAGACAAAAGATTCATAACCCAATCAAAGCAGACGATGCATTTCATGGTCTAGTCAAGAAGATGGCGATGGAATCTATTGACGAGAGTGCCAAAGGTCTGGTAGGTGGATTCACCGTAGAGATACCAAAGCAAACTATCTCTGGTAAAACAATCGGTGGTGGTAAAGGCGGAATCTTTGTTAAGGCGAAGACTGCTCGTCAAGCAATCAGCATGGCGGCAAAACGTCTGGGTGTTGATTTCATGATGCTTAAAGTCGGTAAGGTAGTTAAAGAAGGTGTCGAATCATTTTCTGAGTCGGTAAACCTTGAAGAAGGAAAAATGAAAGAGTTTCATGACTATATCGATCAAGGTAAATCTGCACAGTGGATTGCTAAGAAGATGGGTCTGGACATGAAGACGGTAAAAGAATTGATGGCAGACATGAAAGAGTCTGTCGAACTTGACGAAGCATACCAACAATTCTTGGATAAGGCTCCTAACTGGGGTGAAGACAAGGCAATCTCTTATGGACGCAAGAAGGGTTACAAAGAGATTGGGGTATGTGGCCACGGTAATATAGATGGTATTGTATTGTTCGGTATGGATGCCGGTGACAAATCATATGTCGGTAAGGAAGCAAAGGTTAAGACTGGTCAAACAGTATTCCGTTATGCTACTAGACGTACTGTCGCAGGCGATATATTCCCTCTAGTTAAGATTGATGTTAAGAGAGGTATTCTATATAACCTGTCTCAGAAGTCTAGTGAAGGGGAGATTGAACACGCAGAGTTTGAGACTAAGGGAGTCAAGTTACGTTATCTTCGTCTTCTCGCTAGTGCTAACCTCCGAGACATTACTGGGTTCGATCCTGGCTTTGGTTCAATGAAAGAGTCTACTGCACTTAAAACTCTTAGCGATATCCGAGAAGCAAGATCTTAATGAGAAGTTTTCGTTCTTTTATAACAGACAGTGTTGATGCCGAGAAAGAATATGGTGCGTCATTTGTCGCGTCTGCCAAGTCAGTTGGTGTGCAACGTAAGTTGACCAAAGAACTTGGTGTTAAACTCAAAGAGGTAGAGAAGTCTTTGGGTCATGGTGGTGGCGGTAATGGACTTACGCCGGACAATGTGAAGTCGAACCCTAAGTGGAAAGCGGCAAAGAAAGCATTGGATGTCGCATTTAAGAAAGAACAACAAATGAACCAAGCGATGTCAAAGGCGTTTGGTAAGCAGATGAAAGACTTCCGCAACAAAGATCGTAGAGGGTATATGTCTTTGTTTATCGGAGAGTCTACAGAAGTTTGTTGTGAAGACTGCGTAGAAGAACTCATCGTTGAAGACGGTGTATTCATCAACGAAGATGGTAAGAAAGATAACGTGAAACTTAACAATCCTACCCGTGGTGGTAGTAAGAAGTTTTACGTATATGTAAAGAACGAGAAAGGCAACGTGGTTAAGGTTTCTTTCGGAGATCCCAATATGGAGATCAAAAGAGATGATCCTGCACGTCGAAAGAGTTTCAGGGCAAGGCACAACTGTGCAGACCCTGGCCCGAAGTGGAAGGCACGGTACTGGTCATGTTATCAATGGCGAGCCGGTGCTAAAGTAGATAATTGATAGATTATAAATACACAAGTAACTTTTAACTAATAAGTCAACTAATATTATATTACTAATTATATCACTATATTAATAATTATATCAAGTAGGACTTATATCATTCACACAATGGGCTGATCGAAAATGGCAGATAATAACATATTACAAGACCATGTACAACGTGAAGAGTCTCGACTCGCAAGAATCGAAGATAAGATTGACAAACTCTCGGATGCAATGATTGACCTTGCACGAGCAGAAGAAAAACTTATCAATATAGAGAAAGCAAACTCACAACATTTTGAACGAATGAACCGTTTCTCCATGCGAATGGATGATATGGAAGATTCACTTCAAGAACAAGGAAAGACCGTTAAAGTTATGCAGTATATCATTACTCTAACTACTACGATCTTTGCTGGTATAGTCGTCAAAGTTTTCTTTGACGCATAATATATTTAACGGAGACTATGATGTCACACAGTACTACTAAAATTATGGAGGCTTACTTGTCAATGAAGGTCTCCGAGCAAGAAGCACTTGCCGAAGCTAAAAAGTTGGATGCAGTAGACGATAAGGCGAACGATAAGAAGTTCACTGATCGTAAAGATAAAGATATAGATAACGACGGTGACGTAGATTCATCTGATGAGTTCTTACATAAGAAGCGTAAGGCAATCGACAACGAGATTGACGGTGGAGAGAAACCTGCTGACAATGCTAAACCTAAGAAGGGTGTTAATCCTTTCAAGAAGGAAGAAGTTGAGACTGACGAAGCACGTCAAATGAAAGATCCTAAGAAAGATTCTATGGTCACTAAGGGTGGTAAGACTATCGTAATCGACAAGTCTAAGGAAGCAGAATACCTCAAGAAGGGTTGGACTCTATCCGAAGAAAAAGACGAAGAAGAAGATGATGTCGAGACTGATAAGAAACCTTTCCCACCTAAGAAGAAGAAGCCTGCAGATGTGGATGGTGATGTTGAAGAACCAGAAGCTGACGGAGATTCCGA